AACCGCCCGAAGAAAACCCCGATCCGCTGAAAGATCTTACTCCCGAGGCGCAATCATTGCTGAAATCTCAAACTGAGAAAATGGAGGCGCTGGAAAAAGAGCACAAAGAACAAGGCGAGAAAATTGCCAAGATGGAAGATGAAAAACTAACCAAGGAATTCATTGACGAGGCGACGGCGAACAAAGCCCACCTGCCGGAAAAGGCTGAAGACCTTGGGCCGATCCTGAAAGAAGCAAAGCAGAAACTGGACGAGGAAAGCTTCAAAAAGTTAGATGTGATGCTCAGTACTCTAAGTAAGCAAATCGCTGTAGGCGAACTGTTGAAAGAACTCGGATCTGCCAATACTATTGATGAAAATAGCGCCGAGGCTAAACTCGAAAAGATGGCCCAAAAACTCAGCAAAGAAGACAAGGACCTGACTTACGAGCAAGCTTATGAAAAAGCGCTGCTTGATCCTGAGAACAGAGAGATTGTCACCGAAATGGAAAGGGAACAGTCGCAAAGGAAGGAGGGGTAATTATGGCTACCGAAAAACTACTGAACACTGACACACGCGCCGCCGGTGAAGACCTAATTGATGCGCAGTATCTATTTGTTGTATTAGACGCCAACGAAGCGGCCATTCTTTGCCCTGCGGGCGGGCCTGCCTACGGGGTGCTTCAAAATGATCCAGGGACCGGGGAGGCGGCTACTATCGCAATTGTGGGGTCGGTTGCCAAAATCGTTTATGGGGACACGGTAGCACCTAATGACTTGCTGGTTTCTGATGGTGACAGTGAGGCAATCCCCGGCGTGATCGTGGTCAATGGCAATGCGACGAACGTTGCTGCCCAGGCGGGTGATTGGATTATTGGAACCGCTCGCATAGGCGGTGTTGACGGCGACATCGGTGAGATTCAAATCAACGCTAACGGCGTTGTGCCGACATAAGAAAGGAGTCGAATAATGCCAAATCCAACTGCTGGAAGCGGTCATGTCAGTAGGCCGTTGACGAATATTTCAATCGCCTATATTCAAAAGCAGGAAAATTTTATTAGCACCAAAGTTTTCCCGCTTATCAAATCAGGGAAACAAGGCAACCGATATTTCATTTACAACCGAGGAGATTTCTATCGTGACGAAGCGCAACTACGCGCACCTGCTACTGAGACCGATGGTGCTGGTTATCGATTGACTACCGACACGTTTTTTTGCGACGTTTATGGAATACATAAAGACGTGGACGACCAAATCCGAGCCAACGCGGATCAGCCGATTCAGATGGATCGCGATGCGACTATCTTCGTCACTCAGCTAATGATGCTTCGCCGCGAAATCGACTGGGCGGCAAACTTTTTCATTCCAGCGGTTTGGGGCACGACCATGACCGGTGTTGCTGCCGGGCCGGTCGGAAACCAGTTTGTTGGCTGGAATCAGGCCGCTGCGTTGCCGATCCAGGACGTCCAAAACCAAATCCAGACCGTCGAAGGGCTTACCGGGTTCAGTCCTAACACACTGGTTCTGAGTCCAGACACATTTTATTGGGTGAAAAACAACGCTGACATTATCGACCGAATCAAATACACCCAACGCGGAGTGACGACTACCGACGTGCTGGCTTCGCTATTTGAGGTAGACACTGTTTTGATTGCTCGCGGTGTTCGCAATGACGCTGCCGAAGGTGCGGCCGAGGCGACGGGTTACATCATGACTGACGGCGCGTTGCTGTGCTATTCCAATCCGAATCCATCGCTGATGGCGCCCTCTGCCGGTTACTCTTTTACCTGGAGCGGTTTCATTGGTTCTGGACCGGACGGACAGCGGATCAAAAAGTTCCGTATGGAGAACTTGAGCGCGGACAGGGTAGAGGGCGAAATCGTGTTTGACCATAAGCGCGTAGACGCTCAGCTCGGTGTGTTTTTCACTAACACGATTGTATAGTCCGAATAAACATTTAGGAGGGACGAATGTATGTTGCAATAAAGCCTCTGAGCAATGGAGGCGTGGACATTTTGCCGGGCCAGGAAGTTGACGTTTCTTCCTGGCCCAAACGGGCTATTGATGCACAGTTAGCTGTCAAGGCTATTAGATACTACGAAGAAGGCGAATCGGCTAAAACAGAATCGCCAAAAGTAGAAACAGTACCTGAAAAGCCCCAAACTGAAAAGCCGAAAACCGCAGACAAATATACTTGCTCCGAGTGTGGCAAGACAATTAGCGGCCAAGGCAAAACGGGCTTGTGCCGAAACTGCAATCTGACGGTTATGAGGGCAAAGAAAGCGGCGAAACATGGCGACTGCTAGAATTATAGCTCAGGGTAGAACCACTGCTAATACTGCACCTAATGCTGCTAATCAACTGAGCGCGGTATCCTATGAAGGCGACACTCTTTATCTGCTTAGTGACGATGGCGTAGCTGCGGCTAATGGCAATGCGAATAATCAGGTAGTCTACTATGGAAACGCGGATGTAACGATAGTCAATGGTTGGCCAGTGCGGGCAAATGATACGATTACAACGGACATGAAGCGAGCCAAAACGATTGACCCATCAGAAATATATCTAATCGCCAGCGCAGCCGGGCAAGTAATTTCATGGGTGCTTGAAGGATAGATATGTGAGCAATGCTTTTAGGCCATCTTCGGGAACAGGCGCAGTTGATAGCGTCAATGCTCAAATCGGCGTTGTTGTACTTGATACTGATGACGTTGGCGAAGGTGCGCTAAATCTATATCTGACCGCTGCCAGGGTTGCCGCTAGTTCACCGGTTCAATCGGTTCAAGGCTTGACAGGAATTGTGGTTTTAGACACCGATGATATAGCCGAAGGCGCGAATCTTTATTTTACCAATGGCAGAGCGGATGCCAGGGTTACGGCCGGGATAGCTACTCATTCAACCGACGCCAACATTCACCATGCACAAGCTCACGCTGCTAGCCATGAAGATATAGGCGGTGACGAGATATCAGTTGCGGGACTAAGCGGGCTTTTGGCAGACGATCAACACGTTATCGATGCCGAGGCGGTTACTGCGATGGGAGTTCTAGGTGACGCCAATCCGCTGAACCATGATAAGTACACCGATGCTGAACTTCTGGCCCTTATCGCAGGGCCGACGCTGAAAAGAAGAGCTGTTGTCGGGGCCGGGGATTACAATCCGTCCGCGTTGACTACTGATTATATAATCGCGGTTGACAATACCGCCCTTCCAAGGGCTGTTACAATTAGCAGTGAAGATGTTGCATCAGGAACACCAGCACTTCCAAGAATATTTATAATAAAAGACGAAAGCGGGGGGTCTTCAGGAAATAACATTACGATATCTCTTGAAAGTGGCGGAACTATTGATGGAGGCGCAAATAAGGTGATACTTGCTGATTATAATTCAGTTACGTTGTGTATCGATGGCACAAATGCACACATAGTTTAAATGGAGACTTTAGATGTCTTATTTAAGTGACACTTTGCATATTCCAAAATTCGGTGACGATATTTGGTATGTAAATAAAGGTTCCGGTAGCAATAGTAATTCGGGCAAAACTCCTGATACTGCCCTTGAGACAATAAAAGCGGGAATAGCCGCTATGTCTAGTGGGGACGCTTTAAATATTGCAGCGGGAACATATACAGAACTAAATCTCAATTTAAATTGTAATTCTTGTGAAATGTGGTGTGAAAGAGGAACACTTATCGACCCTGCCAGTAATACAGGTTTGATAGTATCCGGTGATTCGTGTGAAATCAATGGTAGTTTAAGAATAACTCCAGATAGTGCCGCTGTAGGGTTACTTGTTAGTGGAAATGAATGTGAAATTAACGGCATTAAAATAGTCGGCGGAACTGACTGCTTTCAATTGACTGGATTAGGAACCATAGCACGTAACTGTCTATCAGGATTTCCCGCTGCTGCCGGTTCAGGATACAGCATAACAGGGGCGCAAACAGGATTATATGATTGTGGTACAGTAGGAGATACTACTTCTTATGGATTCAAAGTAACTGGTTCAAATACAGGGATATTGAGGGATTGTGAATCAAAGGGCCATCAAACGTCAGGATTTTATCTTGATACCGGCACTTCTAATTGGTCACTCGTCAATTGTTCAACAGGTGGCGGAGATGGCAAATGGATTGATGTAGATGATGCTAATGTATGGAGCAACTTTACTTATCCAGAAACAAAATATAAAGAAATAACATTCAGTACTGACTCCGAATACAATTTATTCCAGGTAAAGGGAGCGGTCGAAATACTACAAATATATGGGCATGTTACAACCATTTTAGTGGGAACAAATACAGATGTTTTCTTTGATTTATGGACGGCGGGTGGCGGAGCGCCTGCTCAAGAGGATATAACTCTCGATAATGGTGCGGACATGGCCGCTGCTGCAGCGGGCAGTTTAGCCATGAAAACGGAAGACCCTAATAAAGTCGTAACACTCTTTGACGCAGGAACACCAACTGTTGATAAAGGCGTAGACCCAAAAAAGAGAGGCATTGTAGTAAATGCCGATGTAGATTACGACACTTTTATAAGATGGAATGTTACCGGAAGTCAGGTTGGCGGCAAGATGCACTTTCATGTGATTTGGGTGCCATTAGACGAGGTGGGATTTGTTGAGCCAGCATAAACATATAAGTAAAAGGTTGCGGGGCTATAGATGACTTGGACCTATACGCTAGCCTTGCTTCCTACCAGTGCCTTGATGCAGGTGCGTTTGATTATAGATGATAGAGATTCTACAGAGCAATTGTTGCAAGACGAAGAAATAAACTGGTATCTCTCGCAATTTCCAAACATTTATAAGGCGGCGGCAGGGTGTGCTCATACTATTTCTGGAATTTATACTCATTTAGCCACAGAAGAAAAAGTTGAGCAGGTTAAATTTAATTATACGGCAAGAGCTAAGCTATATATGGAACTGAAAGATCAATTGATAGAACAAGCCAAGACGGCCATTGCGGGCCAAGCGTATGCAGGCGGGATATCGATTGCCGATAAAGAAGCCACCGAATTAGATACTGATAGAGTACAGCCCGCGTTTTACAAAGACGAATTCGACAATCCCGATGGGGCTAGCTGATGGCTAAAAACCAAACCACCACCGACACTGATAAGGGAGCCGATCATCTTTTAGGGCAACTCGAAGAGGGCGAAGTGGGAGTAGAGGCTGGATTGTTCGATCAAGAGATGGCCAAAATCGGCGCATACAATGAGTTTGGTACCAAAGATATACCGTCAAGGCCGTTTATTAGAACTACTTCCGACACAAAGCGGGCTCAGTGGGATGCGTATATGGATAGACAGTTGAATCTTATGGCGCAAGGAAAAAGGAAAATAGAATTTGCCTTAGCTCATTTAGGCGCGCAAATGGAAGAAGATATAAAGAAGACAATCACCGATTGGAAAACACCAAAAAATGCGCCAGCTACTATCGCCGAAAAGGGGACCGACAATCCCTTGATCGATACCGGCAAAATGAGAAACTCCGTTTCATTTAGGGTAGTGACTTGATGAGTATTTTTGATAACCCTAAGATTTTTGAGGCTTGCACGGTGACAAGATATGCAGTGGGAGCTTATACTGACGGGATCTATGTTGACGGCATTACCAGCACAATAAATATCACTGCCAGCGTTCAACCACTACAGCCTAGAGAATTATTGATGTTACCTGAAGGCGAGAGGACGCGGGAAAACGTTTGGATTCATACACAGACCGAACTAAAAACCATCAATACCGCAACCGGCGAAAAGGCCGACGTACTTACCAGAGATAGAGATAGTCGGCAATATGAAATTCAACACGTCAAACAGTGGGTACAGCTTAGCATTCCGCATTTTCGATGTAGAGGCACGAGGCTAAACGCATAATGTTATATACGACTATGAGGCTTGCTTTACTGGATTGGTTCAAAGACACTAGCGGCTTATCTGCTACGATTTGGGCCGATCAAGCCTCGCCTAGACCTGGAAAGCCATTTGCGGCTTTGAAGCTGATTTCCGGGCCAATACGACGTGGAATATTAGATAGTGTTCATCAAAGAGGTTCCAATGCTGATACTACCAAGGCAGCGATAAATGGATTGAGAGCTTACACTTTAGAATGTCAGGTATTTTCGAACACGATGGGCCAGCCACAAGATATTTTAGACGATGTTGTATTATCAATTAGCGATGAAACCAAACGAGAATTATTGAAACGAAGGGGTAGTTATACTATCGATGTTACCTCTGCTATTGACGCTACCGCTTATATAGTTTATGTCGATGAAATTGGGATCACTTATACTTCAGGCGTTGGCGCAACTTTGCTTTCTATCAGAAATGGAATAGTCGCTGCGATAAATGCTAACACGTATATAGATCAACGAATCACGGCAGAGAATGGATCGACTGACGCCGAGTTTATTGTTACCGCCATAGCTGGTTTGGATTTGTTGGTTACGGTTGGATCAAGGCTGGCGATTACCGATAGCGTGGAAGCTTATCAATGCACGATTTGGGGTGATAGCGGCGTGCTGGATTTGAGCGAAACACAAGAAACGATTTGGGAATATAGAGCGCAGGTTGATCTCTTTTTCGATGTTACGGTGCGGCGTTTGGTCGATTTGGGCTTGATTGAAACCGTTACTATTTTGAACGAAATGAGCGGAGATACTTTTACAGTAGCGAAGACGTAAGGAGGAAATACAATGGCACTTTCTGACATTGTCAGCGTAACAATCCGATTGGCTACTAGTTCAATTACTAGAGCCGGATTTGGCACGTTGAATATTGTAGGCACTACTCAGCGGGTGACAAACCGTATCAATGAATACTCAGATATGGACGCGGTGGACGATGACTACCATGACACCGACCCCGAATATTTAGCAGCTAACGCATTTTTCAGCCAAAGCCCGTCTCCTACTGTGGTGAAAATATCACGGTGGGATTCAACGGCTGAAACCTTGCCTGTAGCGATGGCGGCGATAACAACTGAAGACGATGATTGGTATGGATTGATGTTGACAAATCGCGTGCTAGCCAACCAACAGGCGCTAGCGGTTTGGGCCGAGTCAAGAACTACGATTGCGGGCATTGCCAGTGATGACGCCAACATTATCAACCTTACCGCAGCCGCCGACACGGCAACATCTATCGCTGGAATTCTACATGCCGCAAGCTACATTAGAAGCTGGGTTTTATATTCAGCGCAAGCTGATGGAACCGCAAATGATACCTACCCCGATGCCGCATGGTTCGGGAAAATGCTAACCTATGATCTGGATGTCGAGACCGCGACGTGGGCTTTGAAAACACCGTTGACCGGGATCACCGCCGACGTTTTGACCAGCACACAGCGAACAAATATTCTAGCCAAAGACGCAAATATGTATCATGCATTTGGAGGCACACCGATTACATGGGAAGGCACTGTAGCCGGGAATGAATACATAGACATTATAACAGGCAGGGATTGGCTGCAAATTAGGATGCAAGAGGACATTTTTCAGGCGCTAGTTTCAAATCCAAAGCTGCCGTATACAAACAAGGGCATCGCTGCAATAGGCGGCATTATTCGCAAGCGCATGAAAGTCGGACAGAACACGGAATATCTAGCCATTGATAGCGCTTTAGGGCCATTGGGTTATAGCCTGACCGTGCCAGATGTTAGCGATGTTTCCGGCGCTGATAAGGCGGCGCGTTTGCTGCGAAAAACAAAATTCAGGGCAACCGTGGCCGGCGCGATTCATACCGTCCAAATTACCGGCACACTGTCTGCCTAAGGGAGAAACAATATGAGCTTGACAACGTATGATCCAGGTGACGTTAGGTTGACTGTAGGCGGCAATATCATCAGTGGATTTGCCGAAGATACTATGGTCACCGTAGAAAGGAATAGCGATAGCTATACTATGAGTGTCGGTTGTGGCGGTGAGGTTACCAGATCTAGGGGCACAGACACTACAGGAAGAATAACAATTACTTTGAAACAAACCTCAGGATCAAATGGCGTTCTATCACTTTTAAATATTTTAGACGAACAGTCCGGCGGCGGTATAGTTCCGGTCAATATAGGTGCCGGTCTGGCCGTTTATAGCAGCGCACAAAGTTGGATTGTCAAACCCCCGCCCGCAGAACAAGGCAAAGAGGCAAGCGACCGTGAATGGTTGATAGATTGCGCCTCGTTAGATGTTTATGAAGGGGGCTATGAAGCGGAGAGTTAATCAATAACAAAGGAGGGACGATAGATGACGACACCGAAATTGCCGCAAAGCAAGTCAAAGAAAATTGACGGGAAAGAATATTTCTGTACGCCGTTTTTGACGACTAAGATGACCATTCACTTTATAAGTCTAACAAAAATGATAGGCGTGCCGCTGGCAATGGTAGCTAGTCCTTTTGTCAGCGCCATGTCTTCTATTTTAGGCAAGATTATCAATAAAGCGGTGGACAAACCGAACGAGAAAGAAAGCGGAAAGCCCGTAGACGAAGCGACTGAAGAAAAAACCGGCAAAGAAGATGAAGAGAATGAGGATAAGGCGCTGTTTGATGTATTGCCGCAAGCGCTGAAAATGTTGCTAAGCAATATTGACGAAAAAACAGTGAATGAATTTATTCTGGAATTGCTGGAACAAACCCAGTGTGAAACAACAGACCTAAGCAAGCCCGCTAATTATGATATACATTTTGCCGGCAAGTTGGACCTGCTTTTGAGCGTTCTCTATTTTGTAATCGAAACCAACTATGGCGGAATAAAAAAGTTTATTATGTAATGAGGTTTGCATGGGCATCGAAACTAAGACTTTTAGCATCCATAATCAAACGGTGGAAATAAAGCAATTTCCCGGCCGTAAAAGCCTTAGACTGCTTCTGAAAACTACAAGCATAATTGAAGGCCCGATAGAATTAGCAGGCAGTGATAGCATTGCTTTGCTGGATGCAATGGCAAATAAATTATCAAGCATAAATGTCAACGAAATGTTCATAGAGATATTCTCCGAAACAACAATTGACGATGTAAATGTGACGCCTAAAAGCTATGATTCTGTTTTTGTCGGCAGCTTCCCGTTATTTTTAGAGCTATTCAAAGAAGTCGTTTTGTTCAATTGGATGATTTATTTTGATCGACAAGAGGAAATATCGTCTTTGTATCAAAAAGAAATATATATGAACCCGAAATCAGAATTAGATATAGACATGATTGCTAAGGCATTGGCAAAAGAGTGGCTTATTTGGCGATTGGTAACGAAAGGGGTTGAATTAAAAGAGCTGGAAACTTATTATTCCGCCGCCGATGTTATCGACGCAAACCTAGCTTTTGAGATTGACGAGGCGATGATAGACAGCACCGAATTATTGCGTCAAAAAATGAGGACTGTCTAATGGCTATCATCCGTGAACTGATTACTAAATGGACCTTGAAAGCGCCTTTGGATAAAGTAAAAAAATTCCAAGATGGAGTCAATGGAGCTAAGAAAAGAATGAGCGCTTTTCATCGCGTATCGGATCGGGCAAGCAAGGCGCTTACGCAAAACTTCAAACGAATGGCTATCGCCGTTGCCGTCTTTTCGGTAGCGGCAGGCAAAGCCTTTTTAGATATCGATGCTGCTATCAAGAACACTCTCACGTTGACGAAGGCAGAGGGAAAAGCATTTGAAGATTTAGAAACGGGCATGGTTGCCAGGGCAATTAAATTATCACAACAGCTAGGTATCAGTGCGGATAAAGTTGCAGATGGATTTTATCAGGTATTATCGACAGGAGCAGACGCACTTAGTCCTAGATTCAATGAATTGGCAGAAGTGGCCTTGAAAATGGCAAAGGTTGTCGGGTTAGAACCAACACAAGCAATTGAATCTTTGAATGATACTTTGAACGCCTTTCAGCTTCGCGCTACTGAGTTCAATAGAGTTGCAAATGTATTATTTGAAACATCACAATTAGCAGCCACCACAGTCCCGCAATTGACAGAAGCAATGAAGCAGGCCGCACCGGTTGCCGCTAGCGCTGGAATATCTTTAGAAGAAACGGCGGCTATTTTAGCTAGCTTTGCCGAAGCCGGAATCAAGGGATCAGAATCAGGAATGGCTTTCAGGCAAATTATTTCAAAAATAAGCGCACCTACCGGCGAAGCAAAAGAAAGCTTGAAGAAATTAAAAACGGAAGTGTTCAATACAGATGGAACTATGCGCAACATTTTTCCGATATTGAATGATTTGAAATTAGGACTGGTAGATTTGACAGAAGAAGAGGCAGCCTTAGCAGTAAAAACAGTCTTTGGACAAGAGGCGCTTTCCCGATTCTTTGCCTTGATGGGAAGAAATATAAAGACGACTGAAAAATGGGCCGTTGGAATGGCAAAAGGAGAAGAGGTATTAGAAAGAGCTTTTATTATAAAAATGTCGGCGGCAAAAGAACAAGTTGGGCTTTTATGGATAGCGCTGAAAAACTTTGGCTATAAAGTAGTAAAAAAGGTATTGCCTATTATCAAAGATGTAGGAAAGAAAGTCGGCGAATGGAAAAAAGTTTTCAAAGATGTTGGAGTAAGCGCCGATTCTCTTGCTGGGAATATAGAGGATTTAGTAAAAGCATTTGAGCCATTAGCTAAGATAGTTGATGTAACAGTACGCGGTATAGCAGAGTTGAAATATGCGATAGACAATAGCTTGCCATTTTTGGGTAGATTCAAATTATTAGGCCAGGATATTTATAAAATTCTCTTTACATGGCTGAATCCTATCAAGGCACAAATTGAGGCTTTCAAAATATTGCTGGGCTGGCTTGATAAATATTTGCGTAAAGTGCAAGGCGCAAGAAGTGCGGTTAGAAGCGTAAGAACGCCAATGCCCACAGGCTTGCCAGCGCCGGAAGGAGAACCGCCAACTTCGCCGGTTGGGGAACTTCCGGCTTCGCCGATGGAAGGATTGCAAGGGCCGCTAGGGCTTCCTGGAGCGGCACCTACCGGCTCAATAAATAAAATAGGCTTAGGCGGCGATAATGTCACTTTCAACATATACGGCGCTACCGACCCTATGAGAGTTGCTAAGCAGGTAGAAATGATAATGGACAAAAGGGAGGGGTCAAACAATAGACTACTTGCCGCACAGCTAGGGGTGACGACATGAGTTTGGCCTTACTGCTAAAACCGCCAATTCGGGCTAAGTTTTTAGAGGCTGGATCTGATGTAACTTCGCCGGGTATTTTGACGTTAGATGCCTCGATTGAAGAGGCTCATAGTTTAGAAAACGCAATTACACAATTTCCGGTTGAAAAGGGGATTGACATCGCTGACAATGTGGTAAATCAGCCGCGAAGGTTGGAAATTACCGGAGAGGTTTCTGATACCCCCGTTGAATTTTTCGGATTCGTTTCACCGCCGGGCCAATTATCGCCGACCGTTACCAGTTGGGATACGATCCAACAATTGTGGCGAAATAGGCAACCATTCGACGTTGTCACTGCTTTCAAGGTTTATAGAAATATGATGATTGAATCTTCCGTCGCTCCCAGAAATAGAAGTGTTGGTAGAAAACTTGTGTTTACTGCGAGCTTGCGCGAAATTGAAATTGTCAGCACAGAACCTACGCTGGCACTAATTGACGATGCAATGGATTTAGCCGATCTAGGGCGGGTTATGGCTCAACCGCCTGATGCTGTTTTGTTTGCGGCTGCCTCAGCGTTTTTGATTATAGCGATAGGAGCGCAGGGGTGATAAATAACACCGCCAAACGACTCAGAATGCTCTGTAATGAACGATATATATTTAATAGGACACTGACACCTAATATAGAGCCCAACCCCCTTACACAGAATGTAGGGATGTAGCTATATGGCTATGATAGAAATACCAGTAGACACCGCTAATCCTAGAGTGATTCTATCATGTGATTGCGATGGTGTGAGTTATCGTTTGCGGTTTGCGTGGAATAATAGAGAGGCTGCATGGGAAATGGATATCTTGACCGATACCGAAGTGGCATTGATAACCGGCATGAAAATATTACCCGGTTGGGTGCCGAATAGAAATTATGTAGTTGACAATATGCCACCCGGACAATTCGCAGTAGTTGACACAGAGGGGACTAATGTTCCACCGGGTAGGGACGAATTTGGTTTTGGCAAAAGAGTAAAGCTTTATTATGATGAGGCGACAACCTAATGGCGTTGCAGTACGGCCGAAAATGCAGAGTGGGAATCAAAAAGTATAATGAATTAGTGCCCCGCTATTTTGATGAAAGATTGAATATCGTTTTTGACGTGGTGAAAAACAGCGATGGTATGTTCAACACTTGTCGAATTTCAATTGCAAATTTGACGGCAGACTCACAACAGTTTTTGGAGAATGCGGCCGCGTTTGCGGACCTAAATATTTCGAAAGTAACGCTGGAAGTTGCATATGATCCTACATTGATAAATCCTCTGCCCGCATGGGAAGTTCTTTTCAACGGCGATTTGCTTTATGTTGAATCTAATAATTCCGGCACCGATTCTTATACAACGATAGAAGGCGGCGAAGGTGCGCGGGCATATCAGTTAGCTTTCTGTAATCGATCTTTCGGACCTACTGCCATAGTTCAAGAGATATTCAAATTTGTAGCAGACTCAATCGCCCTTTACAATATTACTCTATGCACTAATTTCAGCGCGGTGGTAGCAAAGGCGATTGGAACCGCCGTTATAAATCCCAACACTTTTGCTACACCTAACACCTATTCCAGAACGAGGCCGGATGTATCGATATTTCTTGGCCTTACAAAGTTAGGAGATTTTGGCATTAGGCAAGAGGATTTACCAGTGTCAAGTCAGAATTTATTAGACGCGAATGTGGATGCAAAATTTGGAGGAAAGCGGCGGGGTGACATCAAGGACACCAGCGATCCAAGCTTTTTTGGATTTGCCATGTATGGATACGCCCGCGATTTCATGGATCGGCTTTGTGCGCGGCATGGACTGGTCTGGTTCATCAACAATAATGTGTTAGAGGTGATACCGGCTGATGGTGGGATCGAAACCGGGCTGCTAATCGGGCCAACTAATGGGCTAATCGGTTCGCCGACAAAAGGGCCGAACGGACAAGTGAGAGCCGACATGCTAATTAGATCAATGATTTCTCCATATCGATATTATGATTTGGATTCAAACTCAGTATTTGGTACGCTACGGGCTAGAAGAGTAAGACACTCTGGCGAGACTAGAGGAAACTCATGGTTTAGTTCTACCGAAAACGACGCGGTAGGATCGAGGGTAGCATAATATATGGCGAGACAAACACCGATGACTCCGACTCCGACAATGGCAGACAGCATCAAAGCTGCAATTGAGCGAAGACTAGAAACTGTGTTTGTGTGCTTACCGGGTAGGGTTACTTTGTATGATGCTGCTACTCAAAAAGCGGAGATTCAACCGCTGACAAAATACAGCCCTCCCGGCCAAAGCCCTGATTTACCGCCGATCATTTCCAACGTTCCTGTTTTGTTTCCAAGATCGACCACGGCTTATTTTACATTTCCATTACTTCCCGGCGATTTAGTCACACTGTTTTTTGCCGATAAATCACTTGATAAATATTTGCAGCTAGGCATTGAATACGACCCGCAAGATCCGCGAATTCACGATTTGAACGACGCCTTTGCTTTTCCCGGTGGGTATCCGTTCAACCTGCCAGTGCCAGATATAAATGTAGATAAAATCAGACTTGGTTATAATGCCGGTGCGGTTAGTGCGAACGTGTTGATCGATCCGATAACGGGAAGCGTGTCAATCGAAACCACTGGAGCCATAAATCTAGGCGATGATACGGCAACGAATGTGGCGATAAAGGATATCAATGGTTTTATAGATACGATTACTGATTTCATGAATAATTGGTCAACTAGGGCAGCATCCGACAACCCCCCGCCCGTACCCCCAGACCCATATAGTTTAGAAAATTTAAGAGTTATATTAGCAACGTATCTTTCGGCCATTGTGAGAATAGGGTAGGAGGCAATTATGAAAGTACAAAAAGTAGTCACCAAATGGAAACTCGAAATTGAAGGGTTGGAATTAGTTAAAAAGACCCTTTCCGAAATTCAAGAAAAACAAAGTAATATCAAGAATGAAATGAAGGAAATAGAAGAGCTAATGAACAAAATCAATTCTATCGATATTCGTTTGAAAAAGGAAGGCTGATGCCGACTGACTGGCAACTAGACGATGTAAATTCGGATATAGTCATTACCGATGGCGAACCGCAAGTCGTAACCGATAACGATGAAAGCGTGCGGCAAAGGTTGATTTTAAAGTTGTCCATGAACAAAGGAAATTGGTGGCTGAATACAAACTTCGGCACTGATTATATGGGATCGATTTTAGGAGCTAAATCCAAAAATTGGGTTGCCGTGAATGCTGCTTTTATCGATGCTATAGTTAGCACGCCGGGAGTTCTGCAATTGAACAAACCCATTGAGTATAATCTTGATAATTCAGATCGTTTATTGTCGGTAACATTCGAAGCACAGCTAGATAGCGGCGACGCAATAACCTTGACGGTAGGAATGAGCCCGTAATGGCGTATGGCATAGACAGTACTGGATTCACCCTAAAACGGCTGACAGATATCCAAAGCGAGATTCAAGATGATTATCGGGCATCGGCGGAATGGGGACCAACTCCGAATGTTGACCCCGACGCGGCGTTAGGCCAGGAAATATCAATTCTATCCGAACGATTTTCTACTTTGTGGGAATTAGGTCAAGCTATTTATAATTCATTCGATCCTGACAATGCAGAAAAGGTTTCTTTAGATCGCGTTGCGGCAATTACAAACCATACCAGACTGCCAGCTACCTATTCATCTGTTACGGCAATATTTACAGGCACGGCGGGCACGGTTATCACGGTCGGCTCACGGGCTAGCGTACAACAGACAGGTAGCTTGTTTGAAACGCTTACCCTAATAACTATTCCCATTGGCGGGGAAATACTGGCAGTAATGCAGGCGATAAACACCGGACCGATACGCGCTACAGCGGGCACTTTGATAAACATTGAAACTCCTATATCAGGCTGGACCGGAATAACTAACGCATTAGATGCCGATGTTGGCAAACCGATTGAAAGCGACCCAGATTTTAGGTCAAGACGCAAAGAAGATTTAGAGCTTATGGGCGCGGCAACGGTAGAGGCGATTCGTTCAAGAATTGGCAATAATGTAAGCGGGGTTACGGCTGTTACGGTGATTGAAAATAATACGGATTATGTAGACGATGAAGGCAGGCCACCCCATAGCGTGCATTGTATTGTTTCAGGTGGATTGCCTCAGGATATTGCCGATGAACTTTGGGAGGCTAAGGGAGCGGGGATCCAAACTCACGGTGACATTGACAGCACGGTTACGGACTCGCAAGGATATGATCATTTGATTCATCACGATACGCCAAGCGAAGTCCCCATTTGGATGCATATTACGCTGATAGTCGAAACCGATTTTGACACTGGCCAAAAACAACAGGATACGGTTACAGTTGATACTAGGCCTCCCGATGGAACGAATGTTACGGTTACAATAAATGGAGTTGTGTATACTCATACCGTTGTGTTTGTAGACACGAAAGCAACGATTGCGGAAGGACTGAAAGATAAAATTCAAGCTTCCGGCGCTCTGTACGTTGCAGTAACGGCTACCTATGTCACGCCCCAAGAACTCATTACATTGACATCAGACTACGAAGGAAATTCGTTTACGTTGACGGTTCACGAAACTCTTACAGCGGCTAGAGAGACCGATGCCAGCGGGGATCAATTGCAAATTATAAGCGATGTAGTCGATTATGGCGACGCAAACCAAGCGATAGGTGCCCCGGTTATTTCCGACCGATATTATACCCCGGTAAATTTGACTGGGAACATTTTGACTATTGACGTAAAAATCTCACGCGATGCCGGACCCGCTGTCAGTGGCTCAAATATTACCTTAGACGGCGATGAAATAGGCATGATCGATACCAGTAGAACCACGGTAGAGATAGCATAATGCCGACACCTATCGAAATATTTGACCATTGGCGTTTAGCGCTTGCCAGACTTACCGATGTTTTCCATAAAAACGATAACACCTTTTTGGATAACTTTTCAGACGGCATTTTCCCCGGCGATGATTATGAGATTTTTGATATTTTATGTACATCGACCTGGACGGAAATAGATAAAGAACTAAACGGAAGCTTTGTTTCTCCCGGCGGTCCTGGCGACACCAGTCTATCATTTTGTCGATACGTGAAATATTTTCCACTAGGAACGCCAATTCAAATAGACATAGAATGGGAACAAGATTTTCCCGCTGTAGCTGGGTTACAACATACCGAGGGCGGAATAGTCATTCATGATGTTGACCATCCCGGTGATATTTATGCAGGTATCGTTCGCAAGCGAACAGCGTTAGCCGATACAATAGAAACAGGAATACAACGCGGCGCTGCCGATCCTCAAGAGGTTATAACAATTCCCTATACAGGCGATGCCGGCATGTTTCGCATTGAGTGGGATGGAGTTACGGTAACGCTCAAATATAAAACTGTAGCGGCTAATACCTGGAATACATTAGCGAGTAAATCCGGGTTAGAATCTACTTTGATGGCCGCAAATATGTTTATCAATTCTTCTAGCGGCGCTAATGCCGGATTAAAATTCAAGCGATTCGAGGTAACTAATCAAACCGGCGCTAAGCGGATTCAGCGGTCACTACTAATTTACAGTAAGCAGATACAAGAACTTGAAACGGTATATTTCCAACTATTGAACGAGCGAGATATAGACAATGCAATCGGCGCTCAATTGGATGTTATCGGAGTTATTCTAAATCTGAGACGTAAATCCGGCCAAACTGATGCTTCGTATAGGGCCA